TAACAACTCCTACAGCTATAAACGATATGTTTATCTATAAATCAATGATAAAGTTTTTATCTAATCAATCTTCTGATACAATATCATCTAAAGATATAGACGAGATGGCAAAGGGGAGTGTATGTTAAAAGACTTAACAACAGAAACAAAAGAAGATGTGGGTTATAAAGGTATAACATATTACCCACACCCTGAAGCACCTTGGGAAGTGACTTGGCATTTAACACCTCAACAGGCAAAGCAGTTTGATAAAGAGATAGACTGTTTAAACGAGGTTAATGAGCCTGTATTTTTTAACAAGCAACAAACACAAGGAGGTAATTTTATATATACATTTGATGATGTAGCCTACGATTATGTTGAGCCTATCATAACAGATGTGTTTAATAATTACTAAAATTAGGGGGTATCTTACCCTTGCTACCCCTAAAACTTTTCGTTAGAATCGAAATTAGAGGGTCGAATTTTAAAGTTTGCAAGGTTATCGGAGAACAGGATAGATATTAAAGTATAAATCCTCGTTTGCTTGAGATTGAAGACATTAGGTTGTCAGTAGATTAGAAAGCATATAAACAACGCCTTGCTTTTAGTTTAGGTAGGTAATGAGCCTTTATAAAATCTTGAAGTCTGCACCATTATAAATCCTAGATTTAATTCGGGGATATGGAGTGACGAGGGAAGTCAAGAGCTGAAACGCAAATAAGTGCTAGAGACCATCATGCGACTACCTAAAAGTCTCCCTAACAGTATTGATACTGACTGTTAGACGACTTAAAAAGTGCAAGTATCTAGTCTGATTTTTCTCATTTAGCGAGGGGTTTGAACAGACGATAAACAACAAAGCCAATATGTGCAGTCCGATTTCCCACATTGCGTGGAGGTTTAGATAGACTTAAAACTAAAAGCCACAATTTGCGAGGCAACTGTTTTGCTAGTTTCAAAGTCTCAAACAAATAAAAAACTAGCACTAAACTTTAGATATGGAAAATAATATGGAAAATAATATAAAAAAATATTTCACATTTTTAGATGAGATTACAGACAGCTCGGTTGCTAACATTGATGGCTACCCTGCACAATTACAAAACAAATTCAAATTATCCAATGATACAGCTACAGAAATTGTTGCTGATTGGTTATTAATAAAAGAAGAAAATATTTAAAAAAGAGGTGTAGCATATTGCCCTCATAAATCACCTTTTCGTATGCTACTCAGTTCTGAATGTTTTACCTGTGACATACCTCGAAACAGGTATTGACTTTTCAATCTAAAAATGTTATAATGGTCAACAATTTAATCTATAGGAGGATTATATTATGGCAGTAGAATATGCTAATGGAAGTTCGTTGTGGGCAAGTGTGTCTACACCGAATAAGTTCGGTCAGTATTTAATATACTTGACAACAAATGAAGATGAAGCTAGTCGTTTAGAAAGCATTGGTTTATCAAGAGTTAAAGATAAATCAGGTGCTGAAAAATACGAAGAGCCTACTTTTAAGTTTGCTAAAAGAGTTGCAAACAGAGATGGTGCTACTAATCCTGCACCAAAGTTAATTGATACTGATGGTAATACATTAGATACTTTGGTAGGTAATGGTAGTGATGTGACAGTAAAGTTTAAACCTTACTCAAATGACTTTGGAACTTTTGCTGAGTTAGTTGCAGTAAAGGTTAATAACTTAGTTGAGTATGGGGAAGCAGACCCTGACAACGAGGAGTTTTAATTATGATTATTAGTTTTGATGGTAAGTCTTACGATACAGAAAAAGTTTCTGATGAAAAAGTAAGACAACAAATACAGGCTTATGTAAGTCAAATGGCATTTAACAATCAAATGCAAATTA